TAATCTATTGCAATATTACTAAATCCATCTCCATCGTCAAGCTTAAAGTCCGCATACATAACATCAATAGGAGAAGAACTGATATACCTTGGAATCCATTTTCTTTGAACGTCATATTTAGTAAGTGTACCTATACATCCATTTGTTAATGCCCAATCTTGATTATCGGACATATCATCCCAATGATTAGATAAAGAAATAATGCGGTCCCCTAGCTCTGGAGTTTCTCCATACCCTCGCATTTTGCGCACATAATTATTAATAAAAGTTCTATTGGCATTGGTTGCACAGATTACTTGATCTGCCCATTCGTACATTCCATCTACCATATCTCTTTGATTAAATATCGCTACTTGTTCTCCTTTGCAAGGAAAAGAACTTGCGGTTTTACCTTCTCGAATCCACATGGATAGTCTAATAATCTCACTATCTTGCGCTTGCCGCATAATTTCGTCAAGAAAAACGTGCGGATGGTCAAGTACATGATTATCATCATCTTTAAGTACTGGAGGTAACTGACCTGGGTCTCCCGTCGCAATTACATAAACCCCATGACTTAGAAGTAAATTCCACATACGTCTAGGCAACATGCTTATTTCATCTACAACTACGATTTTATAATCTCCATCCAATTCATCGCGTGGATAAAAACTATAAGTTCCATCCTTTTTTTGTCTAGCTTTATAAAGTAATTTATGCGCAGTGATTGCATTAGGACATCCCTTTTGCTTTAATACTGTCGCGGCCTTACCCGTGAATGCGACGTAGCATACTTCTGTCTCCGGGTCAACTCCTAATGCGGCGATAATAAACTTGATTGTAGTACTTTTGCCTGAGCCGGCAAAGCCACTAATCACGGTGTAGGATTCTCCGTTTCTATATCTCTCAACACAAAGTTTCAAAGCCTCTTCTTGCTTTTTCGTTAGCTCCAATACTTCCACCCACCTTTTACTATATAATATATTATATCATATTTAAGCAAAAAAATAAAGAGGGAGCAATTAAGCTCCCTCTTCTTTCTCTTTCTTTTCGATAGCCTTGTCTAATATATCTCGTATATATTTTAATTCATTCAAGCGGCAATCTAACAATAAGTAAGAATCTCTTGGCAAAGCAACCGTGTCTCCAAACTTCTCCGTAATTTTGTCATATATATCAATAGCCTTATCTAAAGGTATCTTATCTACGTCATAATAAAATATATTCATGTCTTTTTACCCCTTTTGGCTCAAAAAATAGTTAAACCTATTTTAGTTTCCTGGTGATGACCGATTAGGCTCCGACCAACTCCTCAAAAATTAAGTCTCGTGGTAAAAAGTCTTTACAAATATAAATAGAAGCAAAAGAAACACCCTTTTGCATTTCTTTCATCTCGATATCTTTATAAAAGTTCACTCGTTTATTGAAAATTAAAGCTTGAGAACCTACCAAATATTGAAACCTCTTTTGTCCTTGTAGTGTAGGAAGAGGAAACAACATAGCATAAGGTTTGCCTAATTCATCAAGACGTTTTAAAATTTCATCTTTAATGCTAAATGGCGGGTTAGAAATAATTACATCGTAAGGTTCTTCTGGCTCATAATAGAAAAAATTCTCGCCACTATCAATATGACTAGCAATTACCTTATACCCTGCTTTTTGAAACTCTTTAACATAATTACTATACTCTTTATCAAAAGGACACCAAATTGTAGTACCTTGTTTTAAGTATTTTAAAAGCGGAGTTACCGCATAGGAAGGAGTAAAACACTCATCACTTTCTTTATCGGTCTTAGCCTTTAAATACCCTATATTTAATCCCATAATGTCTATCTCCATTAACCTATAAAATAATTATATGCAGCTATAGCATTTTGTTGTCTGGTCTTATAGCTAGAAGCCGGATTCCGCTCATAGCATTTTGAAAATGCTAGAGCGGCATCTTTTACGTTGGTTAAAGCCACAAAATCTTGATACCCGAAATCTCGCTTATAAAGAGAACCAAAATTATCTATTTCATATTCGATAGTATCTCTTAAATAATCGCATTGCTCCTTCAGTGAAGTATCCCAAACTGAAGAATAATATATCTTGCTCCATTGGCACATTCCGTAGTACATTGAGGTTTTAATGTCGTATTGGATTGCCAAAGTATTACCGCCAGACTCGGTCATAATATTACCAAGAATACCTGCGCAAACTTGGTTACTATATCCTAAATTCTTAAAATAATTCCATATATATGTAGCTATAGGATACTCTTCTTCCTTTTGATTCCAGCGTTCTATCAAGTCATTATAAATGGCCAAGTAGTTATCTCTTACTTCGCTTGCTTTCTTGTATTCCTCTGTTGCAAGTAAGATTACTTCATGATCTTCTTCGTATCCTAATTGTCTTGCAGCTTGAGCCATCTAATGTGCGGCTTCCATGTTTAATGTTTGTTCTGCAATAAGCTCTTCAAGGGTATTTAAATCATCATATGTATAATTAGTAGTTGATTCGCTATAAGCTGAACATCCACATAACATGGAAAAAGCAATTATTAAACTCAATACACATCGTTTCACAATGATTGGTTTTCCTCCTTCTTCAAGAGGCTGCGCAATCAATATCAAAAATAGTAATCCTGTTTATTTATGATTTCATAATCTTGCACTATGATTTGTGGAGTTATGCTGTTTAAGTATCTATTAGTTTTTGGCTTACCCACAAGATTAATATTTACGCAACCATTCTCACTATATAAATTATCAAACTCTTCTTCTCCAGATTTAAACTTAATACAAGCAACTCCATTAAGTAACTGAATCTTTAAAGTAGGTTTTTTATCTCTTGACATCAACGTCAACATATCCTTAGTTATTGGAAGATTCTCTATCGCGACTAAAGGCTCGTCAATATCTTGCCCCCAAAGGTTTTCCGCATCCCCTAATTCTAATATATCTTTAGGATTTACTCCTTTGGCAGGATAAATAAAGTCTACCATATAGCTCGGAGAAAATTCTATGTTTTTTAATTCCTCGTCAGACCACTCAATGAAATTCTTAAAGTCTTGGTCTTTAATGGTCAAACCAAATGCATTGCTATGCCCTTGACCAAGTACATCGAAAGGAGAATTAAGACAAAATTTTCTAAAATCCTTAAGTTGAGACTTATCATAACCTCGCGCAGAACCTGCCCATACCGATTCTCCATTTAATTGTCCTCTAGTTAAAATCGCAACAGGTCTTTTGTATTCGCCCATAAGTTTGTTGCAAATAAGCCCTCTAATACTAGGTTCAATTTCTCCTGGTTCGACTTGAATTAGCAAAAGTTTATGATTAAGAAGTTCTCGCTCCTGAATTAATTTCTCAACTTCCTGAACGCCAGCTTCTTGAAATTTAGTTTGCCGATTCTTCACGTTTGTGCAAGCGCGGACGGCTTGCTCAACGAGTGCTTCTTCCTCACCTTTATGCCCTCGCTTAGTAGAAGGAACCATTTTATAAGCTTTCCACTCGAGCATACTATCAAAAACTAATCGCTTTTCTTCTTGAGTTCCTACCCTAGTAATTGCATTAACAAGAGGAACAATGTAGAACGCGACTCCAATTGGAGTTAAATCTCCCGTTCCTAATTGATAAGAATTTTTCTCTGCCATGCTTACTATAAAAGGATTGCGGAGGTTCGCCCTCTGAAGACCAGTCTGTACGAGATAACGAGTTTCAAAGTCGGTTAAAGACATCATATCTCCTACCTCAGCGAGGCCAACAATGTCGATATAATCTTCTGCATACTGACTCCCGCAAATACTATCAATGTATTGACATAGTTTATAGACAATACCAGTCCCGCATAAAGACTTGGTTGGATAATCACATAATTGGTTATTTACAACACAAGCATACTCGCTAACTCGTTCTGCCAGATGGTGGTCTAAAACAACCACGTCTATTCCTTTTTCTTTTAGCTCTTGATGAGTAGAATATTCATTCGAACTTGCATCTGGGACTATCACGAGTGTAGTTCCTTCTTGGATACTTTGTAATTCTATTCCATGAGTTTTTCCTTCGTGAAAGTCATAATAAAATTTATCAATCGAGGAAGGAAATTGCTTATATAAATAGTTAAGTAGTAAAGCACTAGATAGCATTCCGTCGCAATCCGCGTCAGTTTGCACGTATATCTTCGCTTTATCGTTGCTTATATGCTTTAAGATAATTTTAGTTGCAGTTTCAATATTATTGAGAAGTAAAGGAGATAAATTGTCCTTTTCTGACACATTTAAATAATGAGAAATATCTTTATATTCGATTCCTCGATTTGTTAAAACCTACTCTAAAGCACTATAGTTCTCATTAATCGGGTTTATTAGTTTGTATTCTATTTTACTCACCTTCTTTAATAATAATAGTAACCCCTATAAGGAAGGGCTTTGATTGCTGGCATAATTTCAAGGTTAATAATACTATGAGAAATCTTATCATCAATATATGCAATATTACACATATATCCTCTAACACTAGCATTAGTACTTATCGCTATCCAGTTATCGCCATTAACAAAATCAACTATCATTTTTCCCGATAATTCATTTACCCTATATGTCACTATTCCTACAGATTCATAATCTTTAATAATTTGTTCTAATTGCTCTTTGGCTTTAGCATAAGTTGCTCCATAAACTATACCTTTCATTCCTTTGGCACTATCCTTTCTTTTAGTAACTTCTCAAAGACTTGCGGGCCCGCGTCTATGGGGCTTGCTTTATGGGGAAGAATCATCTCTTTATCAAATATCGCAGTTACTTTTACGCGTGTCCCATACTTAGAGTTTAAATGAATTAACTTTGCTTTAAGCCGTTTAAATTCTTGATCTCCTATTTCCATAAAATCACGATCAAAAGCAATAATAATTTCTTGAACTCCAAGACTTCTAAGTAAGTCTACTTGATAACTAGAAATGCTACTTCCGCAACAAGCTACTGAGATGTCCCCATCTCTTCCATAATAACTAGTAAATTGCATACACGACTTTTCGGATTCAAATATAACGGCTGACCGCATTTTTCTTATATTGTCTTTAGAGTTATTTAGGTTGTATAGATTCATTGATAAGGGATGACTATACATAACTCCATTTACTGTTAAAGGTCTATATTTGCCATATCTATTTGCTTCATCTTCCGCAAGACTTCTACCACGAATTCCAATCAATTTCCCCTCGATATTAAAATGCGGAATGGTTATCTGCTCACCGCCAGGATAATAACCCACTAGATTCTCTTTAGCTACCGCCGCAGATATTCCTTCTTTTTCCCATCGTAATATTCTAGGATAAGCAAAACGAGTAAGAATAATAGGGTTATATTCTTTGAGCTGTGGGATTAAATCTTTATGAAGTTCTAAGCTAAAATGATGCTTATCGAAATAAAGCCAATCTACAAGACTATTTTCTTTTTCCTCTTGTTGAATTCCTTCAAAACCAAAATAAGAGGCAACATAATCCATCGCATCATAAAGTTCCCAATCTAGATTTTTACGAAGTTTTTCTACTTTAATGCAAAGCTCAAATACGTCAAAAGATGGTTCGGGACAACCGCTATAGCATTTAAAAAGCTTGGTATTATTATAGTAGTAAAGCTTGCGAGAGCCGCCTTCTAGATTATGACAAATAGTCCTAGCAATTAACCCGTTCTCGGAATACTCTGGTTCAGCCCCAAAATTTTCAAGCAAATCATATATCTGCTCAATTTCTAGTTTTTGCTTGAGTTCATCTTTATCATAGTAGCGGCTCATTTAAATATTCTCCTTTTACTCCCAAGGTGGAGCCTCATCTTCGACTACGATTTTTAGATTTTCAATACTAACCATTTCATGCCGCCAAGTCGTAACAAATTCTGGAGTAATTCTACAAGTGCCAAGATCTGCCGAGCACCAAAGATACACGCCCTTATAGCTACCTCTACGATTTTTATAAACTGAGAGCTTAATATTAGGAACCGTAAAGTTGGGATTACTTGCAAAGATAGGAGCAAGTTTTTCTAGATCTTCTTTTGTAACACTCAAGAGAATAAGCCCCACATCAGCTCGATCTGCGATGCTTTTCGCTCCTCTTAATAAGTTCTGGTCCGGAGTTTCACTATCTTGATAGCTTGCATTAAGTTGCGTTGCAGTAAGAATAAAAATGCCATACTGGTTAGCCATATCTTTTAATCTTGCGGAAAGCATGAATAGAATGTTGTCTTCTCTAAGTCTAATCCCACCAGATTTCTTAGAAATTTCTTCTAGAATCTTGAGGGAAGCCTGTATATAATCAAACCCTACGTATCTTACATCATGCTCTCTGATATTCTTTTTTATCTTATTTTCCACGTCAGTGATAGAAAAGTCAGGAAGCTCTTCGATCCAGATAGGGCTTCTCTTCAAGATTTCCGCCGCATGAAGTACTCTATCTTCTTCGCCTTCTCCATACTGCCCATTAAGAATGTGTTCCTCATTAACATTGGCAAGAAAAGCTAACATCATAGTTTGAATCTCGCTCTTATCTTGCTCAGTAGTGATATAAAGCGTGGGTTCCGATGTTCCATTCTTAATCCAACCAAATTGTTCATGATAAATTTCATTGCAAGCAAAGTTGCAACAATCAGCCACCATACTACGAGACTTGCCCACTCCACTTGCAGCGCTTCGAATGTAGAGTTTCCGCAATCTTGCTCCTCTTGTTACTGTATTGATAAGAGGGCCATACATAGGAATACCTACTTCTGGATGTTGCTTTAAATCTTCAATTAACGCTTCAATCCCATCTCCAGCTTGATATCCTTCTCCTAAATCATCTTCTACATATTTGCTTTTAATCTCGTCTATCTTAATATCAATAGCCTTGGTAATTCCAGCTGGGGAGATATTATCTAGCCAATCTTCCTGTTGTTGACGTTTTTTAGTGTCAAGAATATTATTAGGATCATATAAAAAACTCACATCAAGACCAAAATCGCTATAAGCTCGAAGCAAAGAGAATTTTTTAAGTCTATTATAGTAGTAATTAAAAGTATCTCTCTTAGCTATTGTAGAAGCTTCAGCTAGATACTCTATTCCATTATTTTGTTTAAAAATTGCCTCATACTTAGGTCTATTAGATAAATAATCAGTAATAGCGTCAATATTTACCGAACTGCCTGTCAGATGAATATTATAAATTGAGCCATATATTATCTTGTGGAATTCATTCTCAAAATCATCCTCATGTATAATATATTTCTCGGTTTCATCAATTATAGAGGGATCATTAAATACGCATCCTATAACTTGCACAATAGCGGCGGGGTCCGTATAACTAGCTTTCATTTATTCACCTCTTCATTCAAAAAGGAAAAAAGCTTGCGGATATGCTTCATTGGTTCTCGTTTAGGAGATTCAATACGGACTTCTCTTGTAGGCAGAAGATACTCTTCCATATCGACATTTGTATTTTGCTGTTGCGCCTCCCATATAGCACGCCAATAAAGGAACGCCTCTTGGTAGACAAAATCCACAATTCCAATTCCGCCATTGGCTTTCTCGATTGGGTTCTTCTTCACTTCAAAGAAATATTTTAGAGTCTTATATATTCCAGAATAGGTATAATGCTTTTCATTTATATATACATTTAATTGTTTTCTAATTTTAGGAGTAAAAGTCTTTATCCCAAAAAGTTCTTTTATATACAGCTCAAGTTGTTCCTTATCCTTTTGCTCTTGACTTTTCTTGCCTTCTGCGCCTAAAGCACAAGAAGCATGGGCATAACGCCTTGAATTAACTTTTACAAAATCTGTAATATTTGTGTCAAAAACCTCGTTGCAAATTGCGCACTTTACGAGATGTTTAGCCATTCTTCATGCTCCTTTCCTTTTATATAGTATCTTTATAGTTAAATTATACCATATTATATTTATTAAAGCAAGAGGAGAAGAATATCTTAATATCCTTCTCCTCTTATCTATTAACCGTTTAGCATTATTTGCAAATCATGTACAATCAAATCCATCTGTTCGCACTGTTCAGGAGTACAATCACTGACTTTCTTACCACGCCCTAAGTATTTATCAATAACGCTTGTAATCTTAGGAGCGTTAGATTGATTAGCGCTCATGAGCTCTCCGATGATATCTTGAATACTCTTCATAAGGCCGTCATAATCGTACTCAATATCCTGAGAAACAACTTGAGTAGCTTCATTGGTAATATAAGCCCCACCTGTTTCAGCAGCTTGCTTATCAATGGCCTCTGCAATAGCATTTACAAGATTCTCATAAGTAAAATCAATAGAATCAGGAATATACTTAAATCGAGATCCGGCTACATACCTAGGAGTTTCACGCAGGAATAACCGTGTCTTTGGACCTTCATCTGTATTTACCACACAAGAATAACCAATA